GTATTAATACAAAATCACTTTCTTGGAAAGTATCATTTGTAACCGTGTATTCTAATTTTACGAATACAGCGTGTTCATTATCCTCATTAGTTGTAACTTGTAGGTTATCTATTTTTAAATTCGGTATATATTTATTTATAGCAGTTTGTATTTCTGCTCTTATATCAGAACTAACTGTTTCTATATTTGGTTCGAAAAGATATTTTCTTAAATTTGTACCAAAATCAGGCATATAAAGTCTTTCCCCTTTTGTTGTTAACAATAAATGCATTAAGTTTGACTTAATAGCTTTTTTGTCAATCTTGTTCATTTCAAGAAAAAACCCTTTTTCTGAATCAGCAAAAGGAAATTGTATGTTGATAAAAGTTTCCCCCATAGTTTTTAATATAAATATTCAAAAAATCAATTTATATTGAAAAAAATAATAGTAAATAATAAGCATAAAAAACCCCTCATTACGAGGGGTTAGCGTTTCTTAGGAAGAACAACCAAAACAATCAAAATTAGAATTTTCGGGTTTTGGTGGTAAATTCATTGATGTGTAATCAATTTTTGGTTCTTCGGGTTTTGGTTTAGGTTTTTCCATTTTACTCATATCAAGTGCTAAATGTTTAGCTCCCGTTGAGATAGCTTTTGTTCTTATATAATAACAAAGAGTTTTTAAACCCTTTTCCCAAGCGTGAAAATGACTAGATGTTATTTTAGATAGGGTTGGGTTTGCCATATAGATATTCATTGATTGTGATTGGTCTATAAATGGTGCTCTATCGGCTGCCATGTCAATCAATTCTCTTTGTGAAATCTCCCAAATTGTCTTATACTTTTTAATAAGATGTTCAATTCTTTTAACTTTGAAGTTATATTTTTTATCTTCTTGGTCTAAATAGTTATTAAAGTTAATGTTTTGAACTGAACCTTCATTAAATATGATTTCATTTTTTAAATCTTCACACCAAACACCAATTTTTTCAAAATCACTAATCAGATATTTGTTAACAATCATAATCTCCCCACCAACAACTCTTCTATTAAATAAAGCTGAATGAGCAGGTTCAGTCATTTCGAATGAACCAGTAATTTTTGCTGAAGAAGCTACAGGCATCTGAGCCGTAAATAAAGAATTACAAACCCCATGTTTTTTAACTTCTTCTTTTAATTGTGTCCAATCCCAAAACAAATCACCTTCATTTAAACCCCACATATCAAATTGGAAAATACCTTTTGACATCGGTGAACCTTTAAAATGATAATAAGGTTCATACTTACCTTCAACACATAATTTATTACTTTCAGTTATTGATGCGAAATAAATCGTTTCAAAAATGTTTTTATTTAATTTTTTAGCTTCTTCAGAAGTAAACTCATAATCCATTAAATAAAATACATCAGCTAAACCTTGTGTACCAATAGCTATTGCTCTCTGTTCAAGACCACCTTTTAAACCTTTAGATGTTGAATAACTGTTGATATTAATTACTTTATTTAAAGCTCTCACAACTTTTCTAGTTTCATCAAATAGGAGTTGGAAATCAAATTTACCATCAACAATAAAGTTTTTTAACACCATTGAGGATAGTGTACAAATTGCAGTAGTTTCTTCATCAGTGTATTGGTAAATTTCATTACATAGATTTGATTGTTTAATTACGCCAATATTTTGGTGATTGGTTTTTTTGTTAGCATTATCTTTAGAACACAAATAAGGAACCCCAGTTTCTATTTGAGCTTCAACAACTTTACTCCAAATGTCTTGAGCTTTTACTTTTTTACCTAACCCCATTCTAACTGCTTGGTTATAAACTTCTTCATACTCTTCACCGTAACATTCTTGTAATGCTTTTAATCCGGCCTTTTTAATGTCATTCGGGCAGAATAGATACCAATCATCATTAGTTTTAACTGCTCTCATAAAGTTATCAGGAATCCATAGAGCCGTAAATAAATCACGTGCTCTTAATTCTTCGGCACCAGTATTCTTTTTGATATCTAATAAATCAAAAATGTCTTTATGCCAAGGTTCCAAATAAATTGCTGCAGAACCAGGTCTACGTCCTTGTTGATTAAAGAATCTAAGTGATTCATTAACAATCTTAAGATACTTTAGTAAACCACCTGCATATCCACCTGAAGAAGAAATTCTACTTTCTTTACTACGAATATTACTCATAGACAAACCAATACCAGCAGCATCAGATGAATAAGTAGAAATATCATTCATAGTACCTAGTAGACCTTCTCTAGAATCAGAATCATTGTAATGTAAAACACATGAAGCTAATTGTGGAACCTTAGTACCAGAGTTAATCATAATCGGTGTTGCTGGTGAGATAAGTTGTGAAGACAAAGATTTATAATATTCTAAAGCTTCTTCCCATGTATTAGTAACCCAAAGAGCAACTCTCATATACATATGTTGTGGTCTTTCTACTACTTTACCATTTGATAATTTAAGTAGATACATCTCTTGTAAAGACCTCCAAGCAAAGTAATCAAAGTTATAATCATTGTCATGATTAATAGCTTCATCAACAACACTTGGTCCATATTTTTCAACAATCTCCATTAATTTGTCATTAACAATACCCTCAACATGTAACATATGCATAGTATTTGAAAAACTACCGTCAGTTTCTTTATGATAAGAGGATATTGCCACAGAAGAAGCTAATCTAGAATAATCATGATGACTACCAGTATAAGCCGCCGCAATCTCATAAATTAACTTATCTAATTCTTTTGTTGTTATAATACCTTCAGTAGGTACTGAAGTTATAACTTTAATAAAAATTTCATCAGAATTAACATTTAGTCCTTTTGAAGCTCGTTTAATTCTGTTATATATTTTTTGTGGGTTAAATGAAGCATCATCCCCACTTCTTTTTTTAATTCTAAGTGACATCATATTTTTTTAATTTTAAAAATCGTCAGTAAAAGTAAGTGTTTCGTTTAATTTCGCCTTTTGGTACTCAACTGTTCTTGACTCGAAGAAATTACCTTTTGTTTCTACTGCGATTTGTTCCATGAATTTAAATGGTTGTTCGACGTTAAAATGTTTTTTACATCCAAATTTAACAAGTAAACCGTCAACAACAAACTCAAGATATTGTTTCATTAAATTAGAGTTCATACCAATTAAAGATACAGGTAGTGATTCAGTAATAAACTCTTTTTCAATTTCTAAAGCTGATAATAAAATCTCTTTAATTCTTTTCTCACTAGGTTTGTTTTCAACATGATTGTTTAACAAATGGATAGCAAAATCACAATGTAAATTTTCATCTTTAAAAATTAAAGCGTTAGCATTACAAAGACCTTGCATAATCCCTCTAGATTTTAACCAAAAAATAGAACAGAAAGAACCTGAAAAGAAAATACCTTCAACAGCTGCAAAAGCTACTAATCTTTCTTGGAAAGAAGCTTTTTCAATCCATTCTAAAGCCCATTTAGCCTTTTTCTGTACAGCTGGTAATCTATCAATTGCATGGAAACATTCGTCTTTTTCTTTTGGGTTTGTGATATAAGTATCAATCAAAAGGGAATACATTAAAGAATGGATATTTTCCATCATTAACTGAAACCCATAGAAAAATTTGGCTTCAGGATATTGTACCTCTCTATAAAAGTTTTCCGCTAAATTTTCATTTACAATACCATCTGAAGCTGCAAAAAATGATAACACGTTTTTAACAAAATATTTTTCATTATCTGATAAATTTTCCCAATCACGGATATCACCTGTTAAGTCCACTTCTTCAGCGGTCCAAAATGCTGCCTGATGCGTTTTATAATATTCCCAAATATCATTATATTGAATTGGAAAAATAACAAATCGATCAGGATTTTCTTTCAAAATTTTCTCACTCATTTTTTTATTTTTTATGTAATTAAATTATTAATTTAAATTTGTTTGGCCTTGTTCTCTTCTTTCTTTTACCTTCTTTAATCTTTCTCTTGTACTTTCTTCTTTTCTTTCTTCAACCTTTCTTTCATATCCTAAGAAAGTATCTGAATTTTCAGTGTCAATAAACACTCTACCATTATCGAAAGTACAATCTTCGAAGATAACACCATCTTTACCAAACCTAGATTTTAAAACTGCTATTGTAGCTCTATTGCCTTCTTTTTGTGGTAATGTCCTAGCGATAGACATTATAAAGTGACCAATCTGAGCCTTTTTAATTGAACCCCCCATTTGGTCCCCAGTAACTACATCTGAAGATATTGAACTTCTATTTCCTTGTACTGCGGTCCATCCAACCATCTCATACTCAGCTAACATAGATTCAAAACCTCTCATAACATTACCTTCACCAGACCATTCATCATTATATCTTCTTGTTGATTCAACACAATCAATATAATCTAAAACAATGATATCAGGTCTAAATCCTGTAGAAATTAAATGTCTAACATAAGATTTTATATGATTCATAGTTATACCTTCAGAGGTAAATTTCCTAATAATCAAATCATTCTCTCTGTTACCAGTTCTTTCTTTAACCACTTCTAAAATTTCTTCCTCTCTTTCTTTAAAATCATTAAGAGGAATACCACTCCAACAAGCAGCATGTTTTCTTTTAATTACGGCTGGTAAATCTTCAAAAACAATTTGTAAGACATTATAACCCATGTTATAAGCGGTATTACTAATCTTTGTTAAAATAGTTGTATTATGTGTTAAAATAAAATCGTCAGTAACATACAGATGGTCATCATTTTCTACATATATACACTGTGCTTTTTCTTCATGTGAATATTTTACATCAGTTATAAATTTATTTTTACTGTATTTTGTTCTGTATTTAAATCTAGATATTTTTCTACCACATAAAGCCGGTATAATACCATTATCAGGAAAACTAATATGTAAAGTATAAGATTTTCTTAAAGAACTATTTTCTTTATATAAATATTTTACCATTTTTTCTTTTACATTACAAGTACCCCCTAAAGATAAAACCAATTCTCTAACATCTAACATTAGTTGTTCAGAGACGGTTGAGTATCCTACTAATTGACCTTCAATCCAACCATCTGTATCAATTAAACCTTGTAAAACTTTTTCTCTAACCCATATAGAATTATATAAATAATTTTTAGGTATAAATTTAGTTTTACTATTAGTATTAAATAACCCCAAAGATTCGAATATATTTCTAGATTTTAATAATCTAACACGTTTAATTGATTTTATTTTAGTAATAACATCAAAATCATCTTTAACATTTCTAAAATACTCATTAACAGATATGTTATTTTCACCATAAAATTCTGAGACATAATTAATTATATCATCATCTTTAGTGTCAAAGCATAAACTTTCATTTATACACCCATCACCCAACATAACACCTAAAACA